AAAGAGTCAATCGCTAAGGAGCTTAAAGCACTTACACCTAGCGAGGCTTCTAAGTAATGAGAAATATCCATGTCACCCCTGAGCCAGTTGTCTTAGAAGGATATCAAGCTGTAATGAAGCCGAGTCAGTTTGGCTACAGTCTTAAAGCTGTAGTAGGACAAGACTTGATTGATAAGTTAGAGGAAGAAAGAGTTGAGTGTCTAAAATGGGCTGAGTCAAAACTCAAGAACCCTAAGAGAGCCAGCTTAAAAATTGAACCTTGGGAGGAAGTATCCGATGGAAAATACATCATCAAGTTCTCATGGTCAGAAGATAAAAGACCCCCAGTGGTCGACACTGAAGGTACTCCAATTACTGATCCTAATACTCCTGTCTATGCAGGGTCTACTGTCAAGCTAGGCTTTATACAGAAGCCTTACCTACTAAGAGATGGTATTTCTTATGGAACGTCTCTGAAGCTCTCTGGAGTGCAAGTAGTAACTTGTCAAGGAGGTGCAGGTATAGATACTGGAGATCTAGATGAGGTAGGAGTAGCTGAATTATTTGGTAAGACAAATGGTTTTAAAGCTAGCGAACCTAATGTAGAGGCAGTAGGTACACCATGCTCAGTAGAAGATGACTTCTAATGTTCAAGTCAGAACTAGAAGAGAAGGTCTCAGATTTATTATGTGAATTAGGTATTGACTATGAATATGAACCAACTCAAGTCTCTTATACGATCTCGCACCTTTACCACCCTGACTTTCTACTCCCTAATGGGATATATTTAGAAACAAAGGGATATTGGGACAGTGCGGATCGGAGAAAGATGAAAGCTGTAAAGGAGCAGAACCCAGACTTAGATATAAGGATGGTATTCCAAGCTCCTTACAATAAGATCTCAAAGAAATCTAAAACTACATACGCTAAGTGGTGCGAGAAGCACGATATACCTTGGACTGCTTGGCACAACATACCAATGGAATGGCTCATATGATTGATGATCATCCACTATTCCACGATGAGTCTTGCTTATGTGATCACTGTAAAGAAACAAGAGCAGCTCAAGAAAGGTATAAACCACGTTTGATAGCACTACTAAAGACAATCAAACCAACTGTCAATGATGCTAGAAAATATTGGAATTAAACGAAAGCGAATTTGTAAGACATACAGCATGTGAAAAC